TTTAGAGAAAACATAGAAAAGGTTAGGTTGATTGGAAAGATGTTTCATCCAGAAGTTGTGCTATTTGAAACAAATACATTCGCTAAATCTTTTACTCAAGAATTGAGAAATGTTAGTGACTTAAATGTTCATGATTTCAATACTACTCGAAAGAAAAAGGAAGAGATTATTTTGAGCCTTCAAATGAATTTTGAGAATCAAAAAATTAATCTACCTTACGGTAATGAAGAAAGCAGAAGGGTTTCAATGACTCTACTTGAAGAGTTGTCAATGTTTGCGATTACTGAAAAGGGCAAGTTTGAGGGAATTGGAGCGCATGATGATATGGTGATGAGCCTTGCTTTAGCCAATGCCGCAACACATACTATGAGTGAAACATTCATATTGCTTGATGATTTAGGCCTATTTGAACAGCCTAAGACCAACAAATACAAGCGTAGTAGTGGTGTTATAGGTATGAATTTTTGAGGTGCTTATATGGTTACAGAACAAAACTTAATAGATTCAAAAGATGAAATTGAAGAGTTAGAAGAACTTCAAGAAGAGAAAAAACCCGTTGTCCAAAGACTTAGTGATGTTGGAATAGAATTAAAATCTATAAGTGATTATGTTATGTCGGATTATGAAGCAGTAACCCTACTATCAAAAAATCTTAACATCAATGCTACTGAAGCAAGAAAACAATTAACTTCTTTTCCTAGACAATATTCTTTTGATGGAGAAAATATCCCAGACTTAGTTAAAAAAATGCGAAGGGCAAGAAGAAAACTAAAGGGTGAAGAAAGAGTAAGAATGGCTAAAGCAATTGATACTATTATAGATGGGTATTCTGACCACATTTCAAAATGTATTGAATCAATATACTGGTTAAACCCGTATAAGGAACCACTCCTAAAAATGAAATTCAATGAAAAAGATTTACTAAAACTTCACAAAATTGATGATGTTAAAACTAGAAGAGTTATTGTAGATTCGTTGTGCAAGTTTTGGGAAAATGATTTAAAGAAAAAAGACATGGTTTATGGCAAAGACTATTCATCTTTAGAAAAGACATGTCGTTTAGCAAAGAAAGACTTTAGGGCGGAGATTAAGAAAATTTCAGACCAATCAATAATCAAAACTAAAAAAGAAAAAGTTCTTAGTTTTATTGAAACTGAAATAAGAAAAAGTCCCGGAATTGGTGCTAAACAACTTCATGACAAATTACCATCTCAATTACACAAAGGAACAACTTCAAACATGATTTCTAAAATGGTTAAAAAATTAGATGTTGCTGTTGTTAATGGTGGCTATTATAAAATGCCAAGCGAAATAAAAAAGAATATTTGGGCTTATACTGCTGCATTTATTGATTCCGATGGCTACATTACTATGGATAGAAACCATAACCCAAGAGTGGGTTTAATTGCTACCGGAGAAAGAGGTCGTGCTTTCATGGAAGAAATGCATAAATCAATAGGTTTTGGTAAATTACATCTAAATCAAAAATCACCACAAGATACACGCCCAGTTCAAAGACTTAATTTTTATTCTCAAGCCCATGTTAGTGATTTATTAACTAAATGTCTGCCTCATTTTAGATTAAAGAAAGGTAATGCAGAATTACTTCTTGAACTGATTAGAATGAAAAAGTCTTATAAAAAAGAAGAGTGGTACAAACCAAGATGTGAAGAGATTTTCAAATTAATGAAATGGGAAAATCATAAAGACCATGTAGGTTTTGATTTCTTAAAAGAAGGTATTTATTTAGATGATATTCAAAAATATAAAGATAACTGTAAAATTTCTTTAATGGACTCTATGGAACAAGTTGGTAGTAATCTTTTGGTTTGAGGTGAGATAATTGGAATATGCTCATTGTGCTAGGTGTTATATTAAATCCCGTAGAGATTTGACAAAATTTGGGTTTTGTCAGAGATGTTGGGAGAAAAAAGGCAAACCACCAGTAATGGGAAGCGATGACTATATAGCAGAAGAGGAACCTGCGAATCAATAGGGGTGTATTCATGGTTGAGAGAAGAAGGAGATTTTCTTTTACTAACTTGTTTAGGCGTTCTACCCCCAAACCTGCCGATAGGCAGATATATAATATGGGTATTCAAGAAAGACAGAATAACTATATGATGACGGCTCCTATTATTTATTCTATGGTTCAACAGTCTGTTATTGTTAGAACTTGTATTACTCAATTAAAGCAAGAAGTTTATCGAAGAGGATATGTTTGGGAAAAGGCTTTTGAAGCAATTTGTAATGATTGCGGAAAGAAACACAAAAGACCTGTTCAACAGTGTTCTCGTTGTGAATCTCAAAATTTAAAAGTTCCTGATGTAAAGCAACTTCAATATGCAGAAAAGTTTTTAGAAGGGTATGTTAATCCATCGGAACAATTATTCATTGATGTTTTAAAAGAATTAGAAGATGACTTGAATACAATGGATGATGCGTACATTGTTTTGGTTAAAGAGTATTTCTTAGACGGTAATGGCAAAATTAGAATGCATCGCATTAAAGAAATCTATCGGGGCGACCCAGTAACTATGTTCATTTATGCCGATGAAAACGGTGTTAAAGGAACAAAGGGTTTTACTTGCATTAATCATAGAACTATGTTAGCGACTGAACCTTATGCTAAGTGTGAAACTTGTGGTTCAGGATTAAAGCCAGTTCATTTTGTTAATAGAGCAAATGGAGAAGACCAATACTTCTTAGAAGGAGAAGTCCTTCATTTCAGTAAATATAGCCCAAGTAGGCTTTATGGTTTCTCTCCTGTAATTACACTATATAATCACATTATGACTCTTATTGCTATGGAAAACTATGTTAATTCTGCTTATACTAAAAGCCGTATGCCAAGAGGTTTGTTAGCGGTTCAAACTAGAAACATGGATTCAATGAGAGCCTTTTGGAGAGGCGTTAAAGAAAAAATGGAGGCAGACCCTCACTTTATTCCTGTAATGGGAATAGAAGCAGAAGGTGGAAAGGGTGCTGTTGAGTGGATTAAGTTCATGGATTCACTAAAAGAAATGGATTACATTTCAGTCAAGGATGACTTACGGGATAGAATTTCAGCATTCTATGGTGTAAGTAAAGTATTCATGGCAGACAATACTACTAGCGGTGGGTTAAATAATGAAGGTATGCAAATACTTGTTACTAATCGAGCAGTACAAATGGCTCAAAATGTTTATAATAATTATGTTTTTCCTTACTTAACTAAGCAGTTTGGTATTACTGATTGGGAATTAAAACTCCCTCCATCCGAAGAAGAAGATGAAATTGCAGGTCTTCGTAAAAGAGAGATAGAAGTTAATATTGCTGCTTCGATAAAGAATTTAGGTTTTGAAGTTGATATGGATGAAGACGGGCAATTTACTTTCAAAAAGCCCGAACCGGAACAACCCGAACAACCGCAAGAAGGTGAACAATCCGAAGCAGACCCTTATGCTGGAACTAATATAGATGCTTCACAAATGGGGCAAATGCAAGAGCAAGCATTACAAGGAACCCCTACGCCACAAGAAAATCCACCGGCCACAAGGAATAAAGCAAGGAACTCCGTAGGGCCGGATAAGCGCATGACGGGATTGCCAGCAGAAGCAGGTAATCAAAATGTTGATACAAGAACAGAAAGAAGAGTTGGATGATATGAGTTGGGATTATTACAATATTAAGAAAGAACAATTAAATGAGCCAAATGATATTATTAAAGTAATTGATAAATTAATTAAAGAAATGAATACGGATGAGTTATTTAGTGTCTATAAAAATAAGAGACTAATGAATATGTTAGAAAATCTTGAGATTAAAAGGGAATATTTAAATTTAGTTGAAGCACTTGAAAAAAGCCAAGAAAGATTAAGAGGATTCAAGATGATGCTTGAACAAAGAAGGTGATTAAAATGACAGAAAATTTAAAGCAAAAAGAAATACGATTGAAAAAAGAATTGGCTAAAGTCAAGGCACAAAATTCAGCAGAAAGTAGAACTCTAAAAAAGACAAGAGATTTCTCGGTTGGTGGATTACCGCCAGATACTACTCATAAGGCAACAAGAACTTCAAATGATGTTCCTGATGTTATTCTACCGCCATCGAAGCGTCGTGGTAAGAAAGAAAACATTCCTTTTTGAGTTGGTTTAAATGGTTTTTCTTAAGGCTCAATTATCAGGCCGAATGGATGATGTTGAGTTCTTACTCAAATGTCTTATTGAACAAATTGAGAATGACATTAGGAAAGCAATTGGTGATGAACCTTTAGATGAAGATTTAGTTTCTGGTAAGAAAAGAATTAAACGAAGTAAATCTGTTTTTTATACTGATGAAGATAAAAACAAAGATAGAATACCAAAAGGTAAAAAAGTAGGAGATAGAAAGGAACCAATAGACGGCAATTTAAGCCCAAGAGCAAAATCAAAAATAGAAAGAAGGCTCAAAAGGCCAATGTCTGCTAAAGAGCGTAAATATAGAGAATCTCTTGATGATTCAGGTATTCAGACTTCTAGCATAAGAGACTTTGCAGCAGCACCAAAACTTAAAAGAAAGAAAAAGCCAGTTTCATCTTCTAAAGATATTGAAATACCTATTACTGGAGAAAAGGTCTTTGAGGCTTATTCTCCAAGACCTAAAAAAGATTTAGAAAAATTAAAAACACTATTAGATAATAAAGAAACTAAGAAATACTTAAATCGTTTAAAACAAGTTGTTACTAGATTTCCGGTAGAAGGAAAACCCAATAAAAGAAGTAGAGAATATAAAGATAATTTGAGAAGTTTCTTAGATAAAAAAGGAGCAGGTGTGGAAGTTTTTAGTTATTTATTAACTGCACTAACTAATTTAAAAGATTCTACTGAAGATGGTACAAAGAAAAAAAGTATTCAAAGAGTAATAGATACTCTAAAAAGACAGAATCAAAATTTACTTGATACTTTAAAAATAAAGAGAGCAAAGCAAACAGATTTTACTTCTGATGTCGAGCAGGGAACTCAATCATTTTATAAAAGGTTAAGTAAGGCTTTTCAAGGATTAGATGTTAAGTTAATAGAAGCATCTAAGAAAAGCGAAGAGGCTGTTTTACTGGAAATTAGAAAAGTTTTGGGTGTAAATGGTAATAGACTAACTATGCTTATTTTAAAAGAAATGAATACTAAAAGAGATGCAGATGAAATAACGCCACAAAAATTAAATTTACCTGATGATATTTTCTACCAAAAAGGGCTTGATGAACCGAGAAAAAAAGAAAAGAAAACTTCTACTCGTCAACTTACCGAAGAATATGAGGCTAAGAAAAAGTTAAAGAAAGCATTTATTTCAACATATAGACTATTAGATATAACTAAGTATAAGCCATACAAACTTAAGATAAGAACAATACCTTATAGTGATAATGCTAAAGGTATTAAATTAATAGAAAACCAAATCAATGAAATCACAAAAATGTTATCAAGCAAAAGATTTAAGCAAGCACTAGGAAAAGATATGCTTGATTATATTAATGATTATGCTTCAATAACAGATGATAGATTAGCAAGAGTTGATTCTGGAACTAAGGAAGAAAAGAAAAAGAAGAAAGAAGAAATTCAAAACTATATGAATATTCGTTTGAAAAGAATCTTAGAGAAACAAAAAACAAATAAGCGAGTGCCAAATGTCCCAAAAGCATTGGTTCGTTCATATGATAAATTAACAGATGAGATAATTAAAGACTTGCGAAAGTTTAGTGTTTTTGCTAAATATGAAAAAGTTAGTGAAAGCCCAGTTACTTTTTTCGTTGATACTGATGGAGAAAAGACAATCAATATGTCTATTATTTTCGATGATTTCAAAAAAGCATTAGATTCTTCTAAAGAAGAAAAGAAAAGATTAGATGAACAAAAACTCAAAGAATATACAGAAAACGAAAAAGTGTTAGAAGATGTTACCGCAAAACTACAAAAATTTGCAGATGAAGAAATGGATGGCATTATGAAAGATATTTCAAGTATTCAAACTTTTGTTGAATACATGAATAAAACAGAAAAAAAATATACAAGTGCAATAAACAAACTCAAAACTATTGACCCATCAAATTTTGATGAGGAAGATGAAAACTTGTTTGAAACAATAAGTAAAACAATGAAAATAAGAATTAAAATAGAAGGGGATGTTTATAATGCGCTTAAGAATTTTGGAGCATTTTTAGGTTCCGTGAAAGAAGAATACAAAGGTAGAGACTTTATAAAAATAATAGATTCATTTGAAGAAGAATTAGATTCTTTCCCAGAAGAAATTGAAAACACTAAAAGAATATTTGGATTGTATAATGATTATGTAGATAGAGTCAGTAGTGTTTTGGAAAGAATTTTCTCTAATTATAGAAATGCAGACATTTCTGCTCTTGAAGAAATAACTTTTGAATTTAATGAATTATCCCGTAAGCAAAGAAGGCTAATTAAAATAGGAGAAGATATTAAAAAGAATGTTAAGGTCGTAAATGATGAAGAAAAAGAAAAAGAACTTTTACTTCAGTTTTATGAAATGAAACAGAATAAATTGAAATCTGGGAAGGATAAAGAACCACCGACAATAGTTGAGAAACTAATACAGTCTTTTAGAGAAAACCCAGTACAAGATAAAGATGGCAAGTTAGTAACAAGCGAAGCCGAAATTGCTAGATACTTGGATGAAAAATATAAAAACTTAACTGACTTAGATAGGAAAGAATTGCAAGGTTACATTGAAGAATCAGATGATAAGGAGGAAGAAGAATGACATGGGATTACTATGAAGAAGGAAAAGAGTTTATATTAAAGGCCGAGAAGAAACAAGTACCTAAAGACCTGCTTGATTCTTTAGGCACTAAAGAAAAAAAGAGACTTAAAAAGGTTTTACAGTCAGCACAACCTACTGAATTTTTTGGGAAAGACTTTACTCAAATGGGTGAATTAATAGATGTTCTTAAAGATTTACAGTTAGTGAAAGATGATAGTAAATTAAACAAAAAAATGAAATCAATGGATGAAAGGAACATTGATATAGTGGCTACTGCTACTGAACTTCGTAAGGACTATGAGTTGCTTTACCGACAGTTAAGAGATTTAGTTTATCCTAAAAAGAAAAAAGGTGATGATGAATGAGTGAAGCAAATGAAGAATTATTAGCCATACTTAAGGCTTTGACAGAAAAAATAGAAAATTTAGAAAAAACAGTTTATCATCAAGATAACATTTTGATGAAATCTGGTTTTGTTGTCACTGAAAGCCCAAGCCCAAAAATGAATAATGGTGGAATTGGTACATCATCCGTTGGTGATGTTGGTAGTATGGAATGGTCAGATATACACAAAATGGTTGAAAAAGTAGGTGGTCAATAATGCCGGAAAAAGTAACTAGAGAAGAAAAAATAATAGAACTAGCAATTGCTAAAGCAAGAGAAGTTAAGGCACTCCGAGATGGATTAACAAAAGACGAAATGCCAACAATTGAAAAAGTAAAGCGACCAAAGGCTAAAGCATCTAAACATGGCATTAAGCAAGACAAAGTTCATGCTAATGCTGGTGGAGAAGAATTTACTAGCGGTAAAATCAAAAAGGCCTTTGACAAAGCAAAAATGATTAAGTCTATTCGCTCGGCAAGAGCATTTGTTATCGAAGGAGATAGAAAGATTGAAAAAGAACTTGCTAAAGGTGTTTTGAATGAAGAAGAAACAAAAGCACTAAACGAACTTAAAAAACAAGTAGAGGCCGTTTATCAAATATTAACTAAGCAAATGAATATGCTTGCTAACGCCAAAGGTGGATTTGGTGATTTCAAGAAAGACGATAGAGATGTAGAATTTTCAGAAGAACAACAAAGAATGGCTGATGAGACTTTTGCTGCTTTACAAAGTGCTTTTAGTAAAATTAATTCGGAGTATTTAACTTCTCCTTTAGACAAACAGGCTAAAATGGAAAGAGATATGAGAGAAATTACCAAAGATTTGAAAGAATTAACTATGTTTTTTGGTAGAAGTTCATAGGTGAAATAAATGGCTTATCTTCTTGAAAAAGATAAGTCCACATCGGATGAAATTATTCGCTTATTTGAAAAAGTAAGAGTGGCTTATCTATCGGCTCGAACTGACCCGAAAGAGTACGGGTCTAAGTGGGAAAAAAGCGTAGATGCTATAACAGCAGCGTATGAAGCCACAAATGAACTTTCTAAAGAATTAAAGAATTTTATTGATATTTCTGATTTAGAAGCCGATGATTTAAAAAATCCACAATCCCAAAATGCAGAAAAGTTATTTGAAGCAATCAAAAAACTTAGATATTCTTCCGAATCTATTGAAGACCCTTTCGCTAAAAGGTTCAAAGGGGATGTTCTTGAAGCATTATTATCTTCTGTAGAAAACATGGTTAAATTTGTCCATTATGCTATGAGGAATGACAATAAAGTTCTTTCACCTGACATTTACGCTGTTAAAGACATGGAACCCGACGATATTACGGAGGGTCTTCAAGGACTTGACCTAGAAGTTGACGACATAGACCTCTATATTATTGAGCATTACGGGGATGGAAAAGACTCAAACAAAGTTGAATCAAAAGTAAAGGAAGCGATGAGCATATTAGAATTAATATTCTTATCCAAGAATGAAAAAGACGATTGGAGTTTCTTAGAAGATGTTGAAGGTGTTCCCGTTAAGAAATCAAAAGAAGAAAAATCAACAGAAGAAAAGTCACAATCTGATTTTATTATTCCTAATAAACCAATGTATAGAATATTTGAAATAGAAGACATGGAAGAACTAAAAGGTTTTACCGGAGACTACTATGTTCAAGAGAAATATGACGGGCTTCGTATTCAAATGCAAAAAATAGATAATAAAGTAAAGGTGTTTTCTTTTGATAAGAAAGACATAACATCAAAGTGTAAAGAACAAGTTCAAGAGATTTCTAAGAAACACTTTGGTGATTGTATATTAGATGGCTCTTTGATTCTTTTCAATGGTGAAGAAGCATTAAATAGGGCAGAAACTATTTCTCATGTGTATAAAGATAAAAACCCTGATGGTGTATTAAAAATGCACATTTTTGATTTACTAAGACACAATGAAAAGTCTTTACTTGAGGAACCTTTAGAACAAAGAATGACTACTATTTTTAATAATTATTCTGTTCACTCAAGCGAAATGCTTTCTTTCCCTTCTAAGAAAGATACTCGATTAGCAGACTCTTTGAAAGATATAGAAGAGTATGCTAAAGAAATTATGAAGATGCCAACAGCAGAAGGAGTTGTTATAAAAGATGCAACTTCTACTTATTATGTTGGTACTAAGAAAAACCCTAAATGGATTAAGTGGAAGAGTTTCGTCGATTTAGATTTAATTGTTCTTGATAAAAAGTCATCCGGTGGTAATTATTCCTATACATTAGGAGCAGGGCCAACAGAAGGAGAAGGTAAAGACTATCAAGAAATTGAAGGTAAAACATATATGGTTGTTGGAAAGGCTCTAAATACTAAAATTTCTGCGGATTTAGGAAGCATTGTTAGAGTTAAAATAGACCAAGTTAAGAAAGAAGGAGAAAGATACATTGTAAATTCTGCTAAAGTAGTTGAAATACCTGAAGCAAGACATCCAGATAAATTAGTTACTCTTGAAATTCTTGCAAAAGATGAGAAGAAAGCATTGAATTATAATGTTGAAGAAGTCAAAAAAGGAATATTAGTTACTGACCATATTCACGGAGAGGCATCTATTTTAATCAAAGGAGATATGGATGGCTTTACTATTTATGGATTTGAAGAAGATAATTTGATGGCTAAAAATGCTTTAGTTGATTTGGATATGTGGAAGCAACAAGCAGAAGAAATAATGAAAACTAAACAATCACGATTGACTGTTGCAGGATTTCAATTTATGAAAACAACTGGGCCTAAAACAATTAAAGAGATGCACAACTTTTTAGTAAAGAATCATAAAGATTTATACGAAGATATATTAGAAAGTAAATTAAGTAGATTAAAGGACTGGATGAAACAAAGGGATGGTATTTCTTTTGATGAAAAAACAAATAAACTATATTCCGAAGACGATAAAATACTACAAGAAGAAAATATTTTAAAATCATATAAAACTCCCAAAGAATATCAATCTGGGAAATTTAAGTTATATTTAAGGAATGACGACAATTTAAATCTAATAATTAAATTAAAAGACGAAACTCTAAATTGGTTAATTGATTTAGATGATGATGGAGATATATTTGATTTGTTTGGCAAAGCCGGAAAATTCCCTGCTATGATAGCAACCAATACATCTAAAAGAAAAATTATTGATGAAGGTAAAATTCGATTAGGTGTTCAAAAACATGGTTATCATGAGTATTTCTTAGAAGGAAATAAATTTGAGACTAAATTCAACATAAGAAAATTAAGAGTAGATGATAATGATATGTGGTTGGCTTGGTCTGGATATAAACAAACCCCCGCCGATGACGAAGGAGATATGGGATTATGGAATATCTATGAGGATAGGAACAAAAAATTACCCCTTCCTCCTAAAAAATAGCGAGTCTATTATATAGTCAAAGGGAATACGAAGGGTTGAGGAACATGAGCATAAGCGTTATGGCTACAAGGAATGATGATTTTAGCATTCTCAAAAGCAACGACGACTTAATGATTGGTGGATATGCAAGTATTGAAATCGTAGATAAACAAAACGATTTAATTACATTAAACGCATTAAAAGATTCAGTAACAAAGTTTATGGGAGACTCAAAATTTAGAAATGTAATGACTAATCATTCAAATGTGCAAGTTGGAGAAGTTGTTGATTCATATAGAGATAAAAACGGAAAATTATGGAAATCCGAAGTTGATGATGTTGGGTTCTTTGTTGTAATTAAATTAAGAGATGACATCGAAAAAGCAAAAGAAGTGGGGAGAAATATTCGCAAAGGTTCGTTAAGAAGTTTTAGCATTGGTGGACAGGCATTACAAAAAGTAAAGAAAAGCCACAAAGAATTAGGGGAATATAACGAAATTAGTAAGTTAGAACTCCACGAAGTTACAATATGTGAAAAAGGAATTAACCCCGAAGCGAAATTCGATATTTTAAAACAAGATATAGGAAGTGAAAAAATGAGTGAAAAACTAGAAAAAGCACTGAGCGAGTTGGACACCTTGTTAGAAGAAGTTAATACTCTTCGCAAGGAAGAAGAGGATGAAATGATGGAACGGGCATCTATGGCAGAAACCGCAGAAATGGCTGATGAAGAAGAAGACATGGATATGGACAAAGGAAACTATGAAATGGCTGATGAAGAAGAAGACATGGAAATGGGAGAATACCAAGATGATGAAACAAAAGCATACCTTCGTACCCTTGATGGCGCACGAAACCAAATTGGCGAACCTGCCGACCGAATTGTAATTAACAACGGAAAGCCGACTTCTTCGGATATGCCAGTTGTTAAAGCATTTGAAAACAATGAATTTGATTCTCTTGATTTGAGTAATGCAAACATCGAAAAGGCTTATGCTGCTTTCCGTGAAGAACAACTCGAAGCACTTGCCTACGATAATCTACGAAAGTCTTTTGAGTCTCGATTTGCCAGTGAACGAGCAAACCGTGAAAACATTCTCGCAAAGTCTCAATATGACGCAGCAAGTGAGATTTCTTCTCTTAAGGAAGAATTTACACAATTGCGAAAGTCTTTGACAGCCGAGAAAGATTCAATCATTAAGGCTCAAGAAGAATCTAAAGTAACCCTCCCATCGTTGAACGATATTGCAGAAATGGAATGGTCAGACATTCATAAGATGGTGAACAACATTTGAAGGTGATTTATTATGACAGGATATATTAATACAATAGCAGACTTAGAAGCGCAAACATACGGAATTAACAACTTACCTGCCGGTAATGCTTTATTGAAGCAAGCCGGTATGGTCGGCGGTATTCACACAGGACACGACGGTTCTCCGTCTTTGTCCGGTAGTGGAGTTAGTGATGTTTCGGCATTATACAACATCGTTTATGGACAAAAGGTTTGGTCTATGCTAAACCGAGAAGTTAACGCATTATCAATGATTGCAAAGCGACCTTATTCTTCAAGTGGTTGGAGAGTATTGAAAAGCCGACCTGCTGGCGGTAGTGGGAACTTATTCACTGTTGACGCAAGCGGAACAGAAAACCTTGCAGAATTAGGTTCGGATAGTCCAAGAGCAGATATGATTGGTGGTGTTCCTGAGAACGCTGCTCTTTCAACTGCTCAAGATGGATTAGGGCCTATTGCTCCAACTTATGCTCAATTAAACATGAGTCCAAAAGTTGTTGCACATCAATTCGATTTCAGTGAACTTGCTATGGAAATGGCACAAATTGATGACGGTATTGGAGATATTCGAGCGCAAATGCGTGAAGATATGGGTAAGCACCACGCAGAAGTACAAAACAAGATGCTAGTTATGCCATTAGAGCATTATGGTGAAAGTTCCGCTATGCCTAACATTGGGAACAACTATTCATCATTGTTGAAGGTTATTACATCAAGAGCAGAATTACTCCTAATTGATGGTGGAGTTCTTGCTACTGATACAACCTCCGCTTCTAACGCATTAGGTAAGATTTACGGTAGTGAGCGATTTAGTGCCGCTTCTTTCCTTGATGCAGAAGTTGATTTCGGAACAGACTATACCGCAGGTAATGTTCGTTCTTTAACTTTAACTCTTTTGAACAATATGATTCGTAACTTGCGACTTGCAGGTGGCTCTCCAAAGGTTATCCTTACTGGATATGACACTATTCAAACATTGGCTGACCTATTGCAAAGCCAAGAGCGATTTATGGATAGAAAAGAAATTGTACCAACAGTTAATGGTGTTCGTGGGACAAAAGGACAAGAAGTAGGTTTCCGTGTGGCAACTTATTACGATATTCCTCTAATTCCGGTTAAAGACATGACCGCTACTGGTGCTGCTTCATCCAAACTAAGTGATATGCTTTTCCTTGATACTGACCATTTGTGGCTATCCGTTATGAAACCAACTCAATACTTTGAAGATGGTATCGCAAACGGTAATCCATTTGGTGTAGGAACTTTGGGCAACCGAGCCCTTTACCGAACAATTGGTGAAGTCGGATGTTCATTCTTCAAAGGACAAGGAAAGATAACAAACATACAATGAGGTGATTAAGAATGGCATTTGCAACAGTAATACATTTAGAAATGAATTTAGAAGGAAACCGTAGATTAGTTTGCGGTCAAACAACGACAGACAGTACCGATGGGAACATTGAAACAGGACTTGCTCTAGTAGAAAGTCTTGTTTTTACCCATAAAGGTAGCGCAGAAGAAGCCGCAGCAGCAGTAATTAACGCAGATTTGCCACTTTCTAGTGGTGATGTAGCAATTCACTGTGTAAGCGGAGATGTTGTGTACTTTCAAGCAATCGGACAGTGAGGTGTTTTAATTGGCACTAGCATTTACAGTAACTTTATTGGGCGACCATAAAGGGATTACACGGCCTAAAGTAGTTGGCGACGAATATGTAGTTGATGCTTTAGTTGATGTAAGTTCAATAGTAGCGACAGGTTCAGTAATACCTGCTTCTTCTTTTGGATTATCTTCAATTACGGCGGCAGTTATTACAGGTCACGATAACGCTAATGGGCTACAAGCACAAATAGAATGTTCGGCAACAGGGGCTTATGAATCTAATAGTTCAATAGCACTGATGTTCACAAGTTTAGACGGAACAAACGCTACTGCGTCAAATGATGCCGATGGCGGTTCAGTCCGAATGCGTGTTTATGGCAACCTTTGAGGTGAATTGAATGGTAACAGTTCGATTGAGTGATAATTCATCAGTTCGTCGGCTTTATATAAATCCAAAGCAAGAAATAACAAGGGAAGAAGGGGTAGCCGTTCCGGTAAAATGGGCGGCTATCCGTCTTTCTGACCCTAATTACTTTTTTGTTTTTGAAGAAGCGGATAAAGAAGAATTATTGCAATTAAACGATAGGTTCCTACAATTGTTTTCAAAGGAAACAGGAAAGGAATTTTCCTCAAATAATGATTTAATTAAGGAATTATTACCCACCCCTAAGAAAACAATTCTACCAAAACCTTCTGTTAAGAAGTCTAAGACTCAAAATAAGTCTAAATCTACTTTAAAGAAGTGATTGAACCGACACATTAAATAGGAGGGTCTGACTTCCTCCAATTAGCGAAGTGATATTATGGTAGCAGGTTGTCGAAGTAGTGGTGTTTTAACAGCAGATAAATTGGTTGTAACAGGACAAGCAAAATTAATTAGCATTCATGCAGCAGAAGTTGGTGGTGCTGGCGCACCAGCATTAATTAAAGTGTATGATAGTACATCTGCTAGTGGTAAAGAAATAGCACGAATGGCTATAGGTGGCGAACAAACGCTTGAATTTGATATGCATGGTGTATTATGCACTAATGGCATTTTCTTTGAAGAAGTCAGTGGTGCAGTAGCAGTTTCAATAGAATTTTCTTGAGGTGATTTAATGGCCGCATTAAATAATGATACTAGATTAGTTATGACTATTTTATTTGTTGGTACTGTTAGTGGAGCAAATGTGTATTTTTACTCCGCTTACGGTTTAACTTTCCCATATGGAGCATTAGCACATTCAGTTCTTTTTGGATTGATTACAGTTGGTGGAATAATGGTAATGAAAGCATTATTTGATTTATCTTTAAATGATAGAATAGAAGTAAGACTATTAGATAGACAAATTGAATCACACTTTCAACGAGTAGCAAGAGAACAACAGATTAGACAAAAACTTAGAGATAGCATGAAACAATATGGTGTTCAAAGGAGAGAATCATGGAATACTGTTTATCCCGAACAACCAACTGCTTCTTTTGAAGAAAGCCAAATACCTAATGAATTTTTAGCAACCATCCAACAGTAGGTGGTTTAATTGGTTCTTGGCGATATTATGGGTTTTTCCGACTCGGATTACGCATATAATCAATCAAGGGCTCATTCCGCAGATATTTTCTTTATGAAAATGAGAGCGTGGTTTTGGGGTAGTTGTGCTACATTATCGGCATTACTCATAGGAAATATTATGGGTGTCTTTGATGTCAATATTATGGGTTCTTTAATTTCTTTAGTTAAATCAATATTCGGAGGGCATTAAATGTCAGTAATGGCAGGGTTCGCTATATTAATTACAGAAGCAGTAGTTTCATTTTATAAAAGAGTTCATGCTATAAATTTTGGTGTTTATGGTTCAACTATGGTGGGTAAAACAACTTTAAGTCATCAAATGAGAACTAGGGGAGAAGTACCACAAATAAACAAGAGAACAGTTGGTTTAGAAAGAGCAAGCAGAAAGGTAATTAAATTTGATGGAGATTCTCACACTTTAAAAAGTTCGGATATTGGTGGCGAGGCAATATATTGGAAAGAATGGATTAAAGACATGAAAAGCAGAAAAGTAAAATATATTATTTTTATGATAGACCATAGACATTTAGATTCTCCTGCAAACCTAGACCATCAATTAGCGTGGAAATTTTTAGTAGATACAATTATGTCAAATACATGGCCTAACGGAAAAAGAAAAAAAGAAGCAGATTATCCCATGGCAGTAAGTATATGGGCAAACAAATATGATATATGGGGAGAAAAATATCCATTGAGAGAAGGACAACAAATTGATAAACATGATATTTATGAACCATTTAAATATGGAATGCGCCAATTAAACGACAAAGGAATACCCACTTTTAAATATATTGTTTCTGCAAAATCTGACCCTGAAATGGTTTATAAAGGAATTACTACTCTAATAAGAGATTACTGAGGAATAACTATGTATCAACAACCGAATTTAATAAGTAGCCCGCAAACACAGAATTTATTTTTGCCTAAACTACAACAGTTTAGAGCATCAGGTAGTATAGAAGAATATACCTTTGATGCACTAAAACCGAAAAAACAATTAAAAGAAATAAAGAAAGTATTACTTCCCGAAAAGAAAAAATTTATTTTTAAATATGGATATAAATTTAATTTAAAAGATAGGTGTATTGTTTGTGGAATGCATCATATTTGGGAATCAAGTGATTATTTGCGACCTCCTATTCCTTTAGATAATGTTACTAAAGGAAGACCTATGCGTGGAACATATTGTCAAAAACATGCAGGTATTCATAAACAAATGGAAATGCTACAACAACAAATTTTAGCAGATGAACACGGTTTAGATTTCAAAGCATTTATACCTAGACCAAAAGTACCTCAAATGTTAAAAAGTGGCCCATTGAAAACATTGACTAGGGAAGATGTTTTATCCTTGTCCTCAACCGGATGGATTATAACGCCACCCGTAGTCAAGGATAATGAGGGCGAGATGGCCGAAGCGATTAGATTAATAGCGGAAATAGAAATTAATACTAAGAGACTACATTCAATGATGACAAACAGTAAAGGAGAGGAATAAACATGGTTTTTGGAACAAGTAATAAAGCAGTAATGGGTGCGGTACAAGCACAAAATGACCAACAATTTAAAAATGTAAATAACTTATTATCTTTACAAGATAATCATGTTGAAGAATTTTTTCAATATCATGGAGAGCAATTTTTATCTACCCTTGAAAAATTAATGGATGATGTAGTTGAAAGAGTAGTCAGTCAAATGTTAGCAAAATTATCTTTTACTAATGTTGGCTCAAAAATGGTTATTGATGCAGATGCTATGAGAGATTATGAAAGAATTACTCAAGAGAATATTGATTTAGACATCCAAAGGATATTACAATCGGCAATTAACTCAGAAGTTGTGAACCAAAGGAAACTTGCTAAGTCGCAATATCTTGAATCTCAAGGATTTAGCGGTGGCGGTGGCATGAATCCGGTAGCACCGACAGCAGGTATGGCTATGGCCGGAGTTATGGGACAACAGCAACAATACAACCAAGTTCAAGGTGCTATGAATAATGGAACCGGCTACCCTATTCCTCCTTCGGGAACAGACGGATATGGTCGCCCATATTGGATTGACCCAAATAACGGGCAAATGTCATATGAACCTCCTTCAAGTGGATTACATCTTGGTTCTGCAATTCAAAAAGGTGCTGCTTGGGCTAAATGGTTAATGTGAGTGGATTAACTTGAAATTAACATATGGCCGAATAGACCGTGAAATAGAGGTCAATGAAAGTTTTATGTTAAAAGAAATGCTTACATATGTTTTTAAAGAATATTTAAATGACAAAAATACAAGGAGAATAAATACGCAACTTTCATTAAGAAGCATGAAAAATAATAATCCTAATGATTTTGACGATAAAAAAACCGAGTATAAAAATATTTATGATTCTACTTTAAAAAAACTAAAGGGAAGTGATGAACAATCTTTAAGAGTTTTAAGTAATAAAGTTAAATTAAATACAAAAGGTAAAGAAATTATAGACTATCTATATGAAATTAAGTCATCACCTTCGTTCAAAAATAATGCAGTTAGTTTTTCTGATTTGAATGATAATAATTTTACTAACCTTACTTTACAAACACCCACAAGTTCTGGGGATTTAAGAGCCAAAAAAAGAAAAGGTTTTGAACAAGCGGCCTATAATAAATATATGCAAGGTATTGAAATAGAAAAAGAAGGCCAAAAAACTGAAACAATAGAAAGTAAAAATAAAGAAGGTAAAAAAATAAAAGTCAAAAGGACTACCGATAAAAAAATTATTAAATTTAATGAATTTGGTTTAAATCCATTAAATCCAAATGAAAGAGATAAAGTTAATAAAATAAATTTTCTATATAACCTTGGTGTTAGACCAATAACTCTTACTAGAATTGTTATATCGACTAAAGGTAAAAGTGTCGCTTCAAAAGAAAGAAAAGTTGGTGGAAAAGAAGGAGAAATAAAAGATATTGGTAGAAAAACTACTGATATAACCGGAGGTGAAAAAGAATCAACTCCGAGTTTATTGAATACTAGAAGTAATAAGACTAAATATATCTTTGAAAGTATGTTTGACTTAGAACCAGTCGGAAAAAATCTACCTAATCGCAATAATGCTTCACAAGTTAGACTGTATAAATTTCTTGGAGATATTGCTCGACAATTTAAAAAACATCTTAAAAATGTTAAAGAACTATCTAAAAAAGCAAAAGAAGATGTTTATGAAATGGTTCTTTCTGAAGAAGATAAAAAATTTAATAAAAAACATTTTCCTGTAACTGAATATAATGATGAAGGTGAAATAAGTAATAACTATAAAAAGGTTGGAAACAAAACAATTGAGAGAAAATTAGGCGAGCGTAAATTAGTAGTTGAAAAGGACAGTTTTAAAATTTTATCTTTTGATGAGATAAATGAACTAAAGTCTATTTCTACAAGTTATGCTGGAAAAGGTGGTAAAAGTGTGGCTTCAGAATTTAAAGTACAAACTTTAGAAGACCTAATAAATAGCGTAGAACTCAAAAAAGATACAGATAAAGTTGATTTTAATAAATTTAAAAGGGCTATTAAAGTTTTGAGATTGCTACTTAACTTGTCCTCTACGAAACAAAGAAAAAAAGGGGCTCCTATCACTCTAGAAGGAGATTCCGCTAAAAAGTACAAGCAATACATTAAAGATTTTAATATAGAAATACAAAAAATGCAAAGAATCTTAACTTCTAATATAAAAGAATCAAACGCTGCAATATTATCACTAAAACAAAAAAAGAAAAATTATGTTGATGAAAAATTAGAAAAACTTAAAACAAATAGAAAGAAGATTTTGACTACTCGAACTATGCCCGAAGAATTTAAAGATAAATATTATTTAGACCCAGAACAATCCAGTTCTAAAAAATACAGGCGAAAAAAATGGACTGAAAAAGATTTCTTTAATCTTTTAGAATCTGGTTTTTTTGGCCCAAAGGCTAAAGAAGGAACTAAGCCCGAAGATATGAGCGCAAAAGAAAGAAGAAGGTACGATTTGGAAGAGGCTTCTAAAACAACCCAAGTTATAAATGTAAGTGATAAAGAATATGAAAACTTTACAGATGCTAAAAACGCTAGAAAAGCATTTAATGACCCTAAAGGTTGGACAAAATCAATATTTGCTGAACCCTTTAGGGATATGTCTAACTTATATAATTTAGAAATAAGAGTTTCAAAAATTAAAACAGGTAAAGAAAGCCCTAAATATAAATTTGAAGTATTTAATTTTGGCACTACGCACGAAATAACTCAATCATCTGTTGACCCAAGAGCAAAAGGCAAAGAAGATAAAGCCAAATCTAGGTTTGCAGGTACAGTAAAAAGAGATAAGGATTTAATTACAGATGTCAATGTGTTTATAAATTCAGTTAGAACAAACATTGATAAATTGGAAAAATCATTACTAAGAGGTGTTTAAATTGGCAATAGCATCATCCCCAAGCGACTATACGGCAATAAATGTTGACTATTCAACAGGTAGCGGATATTACACTGATAAAGGGGCAGTAGCAGATATGCTACAAATACCCGCATTTTCAAGTTCTACTTATCCAACTCAAGCACAAGTAGGCGCAATAATAAAAAATATAGAGGGTATTATTGACGATAAGGTAAAGCGTTCTTATAGGCCAATTATTTACAGAAATGAATTTCATAACTTTGAATTTATTCGACACCCTATGCAATCGTATTATGGTGGCTATGTTGGCTTTGTTCAATTAGATACTTTAAAATTAAAAAAGGTTATTTCATTACAAGTTTGGCAAGGAAACAGTTATCAAGAACTTGCTTCTGCTCAAGCCAGTTTAACTCTTGATACATCGGGATATGCAAGCCTAAGAAGCATTACATTACAATTACCTAACAGTGGAGATTCTTGGGTATTGTATCATCATGCCGAAGGTTCATTAGCCGCACACAATACTTTTCATAATGGTTTTGGTTCAAAAACAACTGCTCAAGAAATTTGTCATTTAATTAACGAAGAATACCCATCAAAGACAGCACAATTTACAGGTGCTACAAGAGACAAAGTATTGACTTCTTCACCTAATGGCCTTAACATAAGTGATTTCTTCTATGCAAGCACAGACCCCGATAATGGTAATAAAGTGAACATTTCTAGCCTTTTAGCAGGTGAAGATGGCTCATTTTGTACTATTACTCTTGCAGATAAGGCGGGTCAAACATCAAGCACACAGTCGGTTGCGTTCACTGATATGCAGGATATGAAGAGACTTGGTTCTTTTTGGAGTATAGGCGATGAAGGCCGCATTTTCTTCTTAAGAGACTATCCTTATCATACACAAAATTCAATCATTTGTACTTATATTGCGGGTAGTAGTCGCGTACCTTCGGCAATACACAAAGCCGCAACAATGTTAGTTGCAGCAGAATTGCTTAGACATGACGACCAAACAATTTTAATCGCTGAAACTGGCAGTAATATTTCAACGAAGGAAAAGTATGATATACTCAAGAAGGAAGCAGATGATATACTCAAGGGCAAGTCCGACTTGGTGTTTTTATTAGATTGAAGGTGATTATATGGATTGGTTTGATATAATAAAACAAACAAGAGTACAAAACATAGAAGGTTTGATTAGGGAACTTTACAAAGTAACTGCTAACCCAAATGCACATCAAAACATAAAAGGACAATTAACTGAAGATAAATTAAATGCGGCTATTGCTGCCGCCAAACAAAAAAATGCAGGGGCATTGAAGCCATTCAATACACAACAAGCAATACAACAAGCAAGAAACCCACCACAACAAACACAACAACCACAACAACAACAAACACAACAACAACAAC